TTGGAAAGCAAGAACAATTGCAAGCCAAAGTTGATGAATATAAGACTAAATTAGACTCTGCGAAAGGTAAACAATCAGAACTAAATACTTCATTAGGCCAAGCAAAAAAAGAACAAGTAGAAGTTAATAATAAAGTAGAAGAGGCAAAGAAAAAGGCAGAGTCATTTAAAGAAAAAATGAAAGAAGCCTCTAAACATACCAAAAAAGTTTCTGTTGAAAGTTTAGGAATATCAAAGACACTTGGAACTTCAGTAAAAAAATTGGCAAAATACGCATTAGCATTATTAGGGTTTCAAGGAATATATAGCCTTTTAAAGAGTTCAATGAATGAATGGTTAAATGGTTCGAGTAAAGAAGCAAAACAATTACAAGCTGATATTTCTAATTTAAAAGCAAATATTGGATCTGCACTTGCACCAGCAATTCAAAGTGTTTTACAGATATTTTATAAGATATTGGCTGTTGTTGGAGCAATAGTAAAAGCATTTTCAAATATCAATATTTTTGCAAAGAAAACAGCAAAGAGTACGGCAAGTACAGCAGCTAGTACAAAACAAGCAAGTAATAATCTAGCAAGTTTTGATACACTAGATGTTTTACAAAAAGATAGTAGTTCAGGCAGTAGTGGAGATACAGATTTAAATCCTACTGATTTAAGTGCATTAATGAAACAATATGAAGAATTAGCAGAAAAAATAAAAAATATATTTGCATTTATATTTGAACCTTTTAAGAAAGCATGGGAAACAACAGGACAATCAGTGATAAATGCTATGCAAAATGCTTTTAATGGAATAAAAAGTTTATGCGAAGCAGTTGGTAGTAGTTTTGCTAAAATATGGACAAACGGAACAGTACAAACGACAGCAGAATTATTATTAAATATATTAGCAGATATATTAAACATTATTGGAAATATAGCACAGGCTTGGGCAAATGCATGGAATAAAGATAGCATGGGAGATAAACTTGTACAGAGTCTTGCAAATGCTTTTAATAATTTATTATCTATTATTGAAGGTGTGTTTAAAACATTTGAAGAATGGACTTCAAGTACAAGTTTTCAAACATTTGCAGACAGTATAATGAGTATATTAAGCACTTTAGGTTCATGGATTGAAAAAATTACACAAGCATTAAAAGATATTTGGGAAGGTGCAGGAAAAGAAACATTTACGAAATTATTGGAAGCATTTAGTAAAGTTTGGCAAGCAATAAGTACAATTGTCCAATTTTTAAATCCAGTTGTAGATTGGATTATTTCAGTAGTAAAACCTGTAATTATGGGTATTGTTGAAGCAATTGGATATTTGTTTGATGCATTAGGTGGATTAATGGATTTCATTACTGGAGTATTCACAGGAGACTGGGAAATGGCTTGGAATGGAATAAAAGAATTTTTTTCACGGAATATGGAACGCAATATGTGTTTTAGTTCAAACTGTATGGAATGCAATATGTACTATAATAACAAGCGTAATAAATGTTATTAAAAATATAATAACTACAGTATTTACTGCAATAGGAAATTTCTTCAGTAGCATTTGGAACTCTATTAAAACAACTATAAGTAATATTATTTCTGGAATTTACAACGGAATAGTTTCAAAATTTAATGCTGTAAAAGATTTCATAACAACATTATTTACAACAATAAAAACGATTATTTCAACAATATGGACAAATATTAAAAATTCAATAGTAAGTGTAATAACAAATATAGTAAATGGCGTAAAAGATAAATTCAATAATATGAAAACAAATATTGTAAACATATTTAACAATATAAAAAATAGTGTGGTAAATATTTTTAATAATATAAAAACAAATTTAGTAAATATTGTTTCTAATATGTGGACCGCTTTGAAAAATAAATTTAGTACATTAGGAACAGCAATAGGAGAAGCAATATCTGGAGCAGTAAAATCAGCAATAAATTGGATTTTAAATAAAATTGAATCTGTAATAAATAACTTCTTTGGATTAATTAATAGTGGAATAGATGTTATTAACGCAATTCCTGGAGTAAATATTGGAAAACTTAGTATGTTATCAATACCAAAACTTGCGAGAGGTGGTATTGTAAATCAACCAACACAAGCTATTATTGGTGAGGCAGGAAAAGAAGCAGTACTACCATTAGAAAATAATACGGAATGGATGGATATGTTAGCAGAAAAAATTGCAAATATCTTAGATATAGGTTCAAGAAATGATGAAGGAAGAGAAATTGTATTAAAGTTTGATGGAACATTAGCACAATTAATAAGAATTTTAAAACCTGAATTAGATCGAGAATCAAACAGAAGAGGCGATAAATTAATAATAGGAGGTAACTCATAATGAATGATGGAGTATGGAGTGACTTCTTAAAAATAGATGGAGAAATATATAATGTAAAAGTAAAAGTTGGTGTTAAAAGAAACGCCAACTTTTTAGATAAATATGCAAATAGAGTAGAAGATGGAGATTTAAAAAGAGAATTAATAGGAGTTTACTTTAATTATAAAAATATAAATTTTGAAAGACAAAAAGACAGTAATTATGATGAATATAATAGGCTATATGATAAGTTGACGGAGCCAGAAGAATTTCATGATATAGATATTGCAGGTTTTACTTTTAGAGCCTATTTTTCAGATGTATCAGATGAAATATATGCGTATAGAGATGGAAAACCATATTTTAAAAATTTAACAGTTAACTTCACGGCTAAAAAGCCAGCAAGGAGTTGATGATAAATGAAAACAAAAGCACAAGTAGAGTTTGGATTTGTAGATGTTACTGCAAAGTCAGATAGTAAATTAAATATAACAGATAAACAACAATTTGTTGATTTGGAAGATTTAAAACAAGATGATATTGAAGAAGTAAAATATGGTACTTTAGAAAAAAATCAGTTTGCATTAGATGGTACATTTGAACTAATGCCAGACAATTTGAATAATATGTGTCTATGGTCTAATAGTATAAGCAATGAAGAAGGTATATTTGAAAAACCACCTATATTAGAAATTAATTTTTCTGAACCTCATAGCAGTTTAGGATTGACATTGTTATTTAGTAAAGCAGGAGATTATTGTAATCATTTAAATGTAACATATTATAATAAAGATAATAAATTAATAAATGATACAGATTTTTATCCCGATAATTATAAATATGTTTGTAATAATGTCGTTGAAAATTATACGAAAATAATTATAATTTTTATAAGTACTAATAATCCCTATAGATATTTAAAATTATACAATATTTTATATGGAGCAAACAAAGTATTTGAAGGCGAAAATTTAATGAGTGCAAATATATTGGAAGAAATGGATTTATTGAGTTCAGAAGTAAGTATAAATACTTTAGATTTTACAATTTATTCTGAAGATGATGAATTTAATATTATAAATCCAACCGGATTTTATAGTTTATTACAACAAAGACAAGCATTTAAAGTAAAAGAACTTATGCTGAAAGAAAATAAAGAAATAGATATGGGAACTTATTATCTTGATACATGGAAAAACAAAGACAATAAGATTATGCAATTCAAAGCAATAGATTTAATAGGTATTATAGATAAAACAACTTTTTATGGTGGTATGTATTTCAATGTAACATTTGAAGATATAATTAAATTTATAATGACATCAGCTAATGTGGAAGAAGATCAATATGAAATTCAAGAAGATTTAAAAGAAATACTAATGACAGGATATATTCCAGTATGTACTCATAGAAAAGCACTACAACAAGCAGTATTTTCAGTTGGTGCGGTTGCAGATTGCAGTAGAAGTAATAAAATAAGGATATATACAATAGTTGATGAAGAAGATAATAATACAATTGAACAAACCAATATATTTGAAAGTACAAAAACAATTGAACAAAATGATATTGTTACAGAGGTAGATATAACAGCACATACTTATATAAAAAGTTCTGAATTAGAAGAAGTGTATAAAGGAACTTTAAGTGCAGGAGATAATAGAATTTTATTTGATAATCCTGTTTGCAATATATCTTGTACAGGAGGAACTCTAAAAGAATATAATTGTAATTATGCAATTATAAATTGTAAAACTGAAACAGAAATTGTAATAAATGGATATAAATATGAAGATAATACGCAAGAAATATCAGTTGAAATTGAAGATATAGGTTCATCAAATAAATCAAATACTTTAAAAATAGAATCTGCGTATTTTATAAATAAGAATAATGCACAAAATATTGCAAAAAAGGTTCTAGATTATTATCAGAATACATATAACACAAGTTTTGATTTTATTCTACAAGGAGAAAAATTGACAGAGGATTTAGCAATAGAAAGCGATGATTTTAGTAGACAACTTGTTGGCCACATAAAGAAATTAGATATTGATTTGACAGGTGGATATTTAGCAAGTGCAGAAATAAATGCAAGAGTAAGATTATTAACGGTATTAAGACAAGCAAAATTAAATGAAAAAGTAGCATCTGCATTAGTTAGAAATGTTTATGTTCAATTACCAGTAGAGGAGGAAAACAATGGATGATTTAATTTACGATAGATTGTCAAGTGATGTAGAAACAGCACTTAATAGTCCAGGAAGTAGCACAGATCTAAAAGGAAGTTATAATTATACTGATTTAAATAGAGTTGAAGAGTGGTGCGAATATTTAAAAAGTATTTTAGTAAATTATGGTTTTTCTGATGAAATGGTAATAAAAACAAATTGGAAAATGACAGATTTTCCTACAAGAAGTCAAATTGATAGGATAAGATCTAATATAGATTTATTAAAAAATTTCTGTTATTCATTAAATACAGAAACAATAATTTACAATAATACAATGAATTATGAACAAGCAAATGTATTAGAAAAAATATTATATGATATAAACCAGTATTTTGAAGAATTAAATATTAAACTGGATTTAGCATATAACTATGCTGCGACTTTAATTCGCAGAAACTATATTGATTTGCCTATGAACATGGATGTAATAAAAGAAGAAAATAAAATCCCTACAAATTATAATGTAGGGATTTTGCCTGTTCATAGAAAGTATATAACTTTAGTAGAGGAGGAATAAAAAATGGCTTTTGGTACAACTTATATAACTACACAGGGAGCAATCCTAGCAGCTAAAACATTAC